TCACTTTTTATTTTTTATCGCACTTAAAATCTCGTCTCCATCCTCATCAATCAGATGCCCATATCTGTCCATTGTGATGCTTATTGATGAGTGTCCTAAGCGTTTTGATATCTTATACATATTTACTCCGGCCTCTATCAAATTGGAAGCGTGTGAGTGCCTGAAATCATGAATACGTATATAATGTAACCCTGATGCCTCAACCGCTTCATCTTTAGCTCTTTCAATGCTTGTATAGCTAAGCTGCTTATATCCGCCAAAACAGAACCAATCCTCTGAAAAGCCTGGATAGTCCTGATAATACTTTTTCAGTTGTTCAAAGACCATATAGATATCATGGTCGATGGGGATCTTTCGCACCGACCCGTCTGTTTTCAACGGTGCCCATGTTCCATCTTTCCATTGACGATAGAGATTGATCTTATTTACTTGAATATCGTTAAAAGTCAAAGAGTTAGCTTCATTCAATCGCATACCCGTCCAGTATAAAACGTAAAACAAATCTTTATATATTTTTCTCGTGGCCGGAATGTGCTCTAAAAACGCATTGAACTCTTTCGGAGTATAAATGTTCATCTTTTTCATTTTTTCCTCTGAGGTCTTTCTATAACGTGGTATTTGATCGCATGGATTATATTTCAGGCCGTAGAATATTTGTCCGTGTTTAAAAATAGAGTTGATCAATCCAAGAATTCTATTTTTTCTTGATGTTGACAGCTTTTGAATACATTCCTGATCCATAACAAGTTTTATCTTTGCAGCTGTAATATCGTCAATTTGATCATTTAACAGTGCTGATAAGTGGTTCTTCAGTTCAGATCTCTTTTCATTGATTGTCTGCTGGGTATTATATTTTCCGGTATATTCAATGTAATTCTCTGCAATTTCTTCAAATGTGTATCCGGTCTTCTGAAGAAATAGATTTGTTCGGAATTCTGACTCTGCCTTTTTACATTCTTTTTTGGAGTCGTACCATTTAGAAGACTTTCTTTTATAATTTCCAAATAGATCCGTATATCCTACCTGATATCGATATTGCGGTTTTCCATTGTGGATTCTTTTTGTGATTGACATATCGTACCCATCCTTTCTTTTCATATCTAAATTTGGTAAAATGGGTACAGAAAAAGCATATATCGTGGTAGATAAACTTTTTCTGTACTGCAGATATGTGGTGTATCTGCATTCTGTCATATCCTCTCAGGTGGTGCTGAGAGGATTTTTTTAGTTTTGTAGTTCTAATTGTTTTTGTCTTGCCTGATAATAAGCTTGTATTCCAAATCCAACATACATGATCACAGCTAATATAAACGTAAATATATTAAATAAAGAAAACATCAAAAATGGGGATATAGTGTACAAAATAGCAGCGGATAATCCTACCCATTTATTACGAATGAACATAGCTATAACCGATAACAGGAAAGAAATACTAATTCCAATGAAAAAGGGAAGTATCTGTAAAGCGCCTATTTTAAATATAGTTTCTGCAAATTCTCCCATTCCCATATCAATGACTCCCGCCATTGCATAAAAGATGATTCCAACATAAATAAAATATGCTAGTCCTAATATCGTTCCAATTATAAATAGAACGTTATATCCATTTTTTGTCATATCAAAACACCCTCTAATAACCTAATTAATTCTTCCTATTAAAAACAAATGCAAGTTTTCCCAATACCTGAAACTTTTCTTTTTCTTTGACAATGATTGGCTTTTGCTTTAGATCACAAAATTCTAATATATGCAGTTTGTTTTCTTCATCGTAAAAATATTTTTTACATGCCATTTGATTATCTTTGAATCTAAAGCATCCAATATCTCCATTTTCAATTTTATCTGTCTCTTCAAAAATAACGATATCTCCTGAACGGATGTTTTCTAAAGCCATACCATCGCCACTAGCAGTAAATGCAAAATACGTTTTGTTTTCATCGCAAAGAGCTTTTGGAAGCATGAAGTAATCAGTAGGTTTTTCACCTAATTTAATATTTAGTTCTGGAGTTCTAATTCGTTTCATAATTTTCCGATGACCTTTCCCATACAGTGAACTTCTGAGTTTTCATTCAATTCAATGTTTCCAAATTCAGGATTCAACGAATGTAAATATCCATTTTGTGCCTCTTTGATCAAAGCCTCGCCGTCTACTAAATAGATACCAACTTCACCGATATCAACTTGATCTTGTTTCTTAACCAGTACTAAATCTCCATCCATGTATTCAGGCTCCATACTTTTTCCATCGACTTTTAAAACATAATCTGCTTTTCTTGTTTTTGGAGTATCCGGAACCATAATGGCGCTTTCATCTATATCGTCAGGTAAGTAATTTCCAACACCGGCACTAGGTGAACATCCATATAAAGCTTTTGGAATCATTGGATATGATTCTTTAATTTTCATGGACTCTTCTTTTTCGTACTCATATTGCATATCCAGAAAAGAATCAGCCATTTTCTTTCCGTGCTCGCTTAATGAGCGATATTTTTTGATATGCTCTTTTTCTTCTATTGATACAACAAATTGAGTTGTATTTCTCATTTCATCTTGCCAAAGGAAGTTTGCATCAATATTTAGTGCATCCATTATTTTTTGAACAGTAGCCATATTTGGCTCACTATTTCCTTTTTCATATCCAGTAAAAGTTGATTTTGCTACTCCAATTATATTTGCAATTTGCTCTTGAGTTAAATTAGCTGCTAATCTAGCTTCTTTTAGTCTATCTTTAAAAGCCATGTAAATCACCTCAATTCTATTTACATCTTCATTATATAGTCGCTATATTGAATAATCAATACAAAAAGTTTGATAAATTCAAACTTTTATAAAGAAAAACATTGACAAAGTCGAATTACTCGACTAATATATGATTGAAAGTTGAGAAAAGCAAACTTTCAGGAAAGGAGGTTGATTAAATTGAACAAAATAGCCAAAGTTAATCATCCTGTAGTTAAGAATATAGTTAGGGTGATTAATGATAAAGGGTTCAAACAAAATGCAATTGCAGAGAACGCTGGAATGACACCTCAGGCATTATGTGACGTTATTGGAGATCGTAGAATTTTAAAAATTAATGAAATTGTGAGATTGGCTGCAGCCTTGGGCGTAGATATCAGTGAACTCTTCAAAACAGATTAGGAAGTGAAGAAATGAAAAGAAAGCATCATATAGAAGCTAAAAAGAAAAAGGTCATTAATCTTGGAGGTCGTTTATTAAGAATCCAAAAACTAAATAAACAACGAATAAGAAAAAATGGTGAAACTGAATTATCTTTCACTGCCGAATCGGAAGGTGGGGAATATGTGCCCAAAGTGAATATCGATGATTTACCGGGCCATAGCTTTGGTTATAGATAGATCTCCTTACCAATAGTAACAGGTAGAGGAAGTAATATTTCAGGTTGTGGAGTATCAGACAGCTTGCCTGATAAATATTTATTTATCTCATTAAGTACAGTAATGGGACAAAAACTAATTTGAGTTTGATTATTTTCTCCATTAATTTGAGATACTACTGCTTTTATAAAAGAAGCATCAAATTTATATATTTTTTCAGTATATTCTATTTCGAATATCCGATATTTTGATTGAGTTAATTCCGGCCATAATGAAATATCTTCTATATTCTCTAATGCAAAAAGAGAAGTAAATCTAGAAGGTAAGTGCGGATAATATGCTTTTCTAAATAATTCTATATAGCATTCCGTTGCATGTATGCCGATTTCGTTGATGTCATGCTGTAAATAATAAGTACATATTTCACTTGGAGGAAACGTGCAATAGTCATTTAAATAAAATTCACCATGATGAGAAATCCCAGAAGGAAATAATGAATTAAAAAAGTTATTGATTTCTGAATCGGAATTAACAAAGTTTTTATTTAACTGGATGACTTTGTTTTCTTTTAACTGATTAGAACGATCAATATGATATAGCTTCATCTTTAAAACCTCACAATCTAAACAAATTCTAACACGAAAGGGGATGTTATTTATGAACAAATTACCTGAAAAAGACTTTCTACATACAGAAGCATTTAAGTGGTGCAATAGTGAAGTAAAAGCAAGTGAAGAGAATCATCAAAAAATAATTGTCATTGATGGGAGCCCTGGTGTTGTTGGATATGTAGCTGCAGGATGCACCTTTATTACGATGATTATGTCATTGATTACTGGGTTCGTAGTTATTTTTGGATAAGGAAGGTGGTGAAATAAATGAATGAATACATGGAGCTGTTGGATAAGCCATATCTCAAGAATAATGAGATTGCAAAGTTATTAAATACGAGCCCATCGACAGTTTCCAACATGATCAAAGAACAGGGCTTGAAAAAATGGCCGTGGGGATACAGTACAGATGAACTAATTAAGAAGTTAGGACTACAACCGTATATCAATCGGCAAAAGAAAAAAGCGCCTACTGCCGACCAAAGCAAGAGCGCTAAATAGTGGATTCTTTTAATAATCCAAGAATATTTTATCACAGAGAAAGGAAATCTACCACATGAAGGAAAAGAGTTTTACAATAGAACAATTTAAAGAGGCTTATCAAAAAGCTGCTGTTTCTGAGGCTGCAGAATCTTTTAAACAAACAAAGGATATTGAAATAGGAATTGCTATGACGTTTATGTCCTTAATTCTTATAAAGAAAACAGAAGAAATTCTATTGGGTGAAGAAGAAAAATAAAAAAACCGGCAAACGAAAGTCACCGGCACGCATAACTAGACAAACAAATTGTAACGCATAAAAAAGGACGTGTAAAGGTGACGTATGAACAAAAAGGAAATGATGGATGCCCTGGAGAACTATCTGAATGAAGAACTCGAGGATGAAAAGGCAGACCATACTCTGATCCATTATCGGCATGTATTGAATGAACTGATTGAATATCTGCCGAATGGAGAGATCAGGAAAAGTAATCTTATCGAATATAAAAATGAATTGATGAAACGGTACAAACCAAGTACCGTCAACAACTATCTGATCGTCATCAATAAATTTATTCGATTTGTAGATATTGGCGATAAGTATGAAGAACTGTCGGATTTAAAAAAGCATAAATGTCCATTGACCCTGAAACTGATCAAGCTGCAGGAAAAGGCATCGTTGGAAAACGTATTGGAGATTACGGATCTTAGAAGATTACTGAGGATGGCCAAAAAGTTAGGACAAATGGACATCTATTACATCATGAAGATCTTTGCCTATACAGGCATCAGAGCCGAGGAATTAAAGGTATTTACTGTTGAAAATGTCAAATCCAACTATATTCAGGTATCGAATAAAGGTAAGACCAGAAATATTATTCTTCGCTCCGATTTAAGGCGTGAGCTACTGCATTACGCAAAAGAAAATCATATCCAGTCAGGTACTCTGTTTCCTGGCCGATATAAAGGAAAAATGATGCATGCCAGTACGATCTATAAGCGTATGAAAAAGATTGGAGGCAAGTGCCGAGGGATTGATTTGGACAAGATCCATCCACATAGTTTCAGGCATTTGTTTGCCGTGCATTTTATTGACGAGGGAGGCAGCCTTTCCGAGCTAATGGATATCTTAGGACATTCATCCATACAAACTACCACGATATATACACGTACTACGGATGCTACGAAAAAGAAGCATCTGGAAAAAATGAAGTTCTAAAAGGAGGGGAACGAATGAATCGCTTTACAAGGAAGTCATGCTATGGCTAATAAACGAATGTTTGCGATGCAGATCGTTGACAGTGATGCATTCTTGGATATGCCACTATCGGCACAGTGCTTATATTTTCACCTCAACATGAGGGCTGATGATGATGGATTCGTTGGAAATCCTAAACGCATCCAGCGGTTGATTGGTGCGAGTACCGATGATCTAAAGCTACTGATTGCAAAATCGTTTGTACTGACATTTGACAATGGTGTAATCGTCATCAAGCACTGGAGGATGCATAACACTTTATCTTCTTCGCGTTATACCGAAACTGTCTATAAGGATGAAAAAAACAGTTTATTGCTCAAGGATAACAAATCGTATTCACTGACATCCGGAACACCACTAAACGATGCAAAATACATTGAAATGTCAAAAAGACAAGTTAGACGAACAATAGACGAACATCAGACGAACACAGATATAGATATAGGTTTAGATATAGATTTAGATAAAGAAAAAGAAATACTTAAAGAAAAAGAAAGTGAAACCCCCATTCTATCGATGATGTTGGAAACAGGAGATGCGTATGAGATTACCGAATCTATGCGTAAGGATTGGCAACAATTACATCCACAGGTAGATGTTCTAAAAGAAATGCAGGCCATGAAAGCATGGCTGTATGCGAATCCGACTAAACGGAAAACAAGAAGAGGCATGAAAAGATTTATCAACGGATGGCTAACCAGATCAACCAGGGAGAACAACAATCATGCCGTTGAGGATGTTCCGGAATGGTATGCGGATACAAAACAGACAGAACCAAGTCCGGAATTACTGGAAAGAATCAGAAAGATACAGAAAGAGTTAGGAGAAGAAAAAAATGAAGTTCAAGATTGATAAAAAAAGGCTGCTCGATGAACTGCGAATCATATCCATGTGTATCGACAGTCTGGCACCGGTACCGGCCATGAGCGGTGTAAAAATAAATGCTAAGGACGGATGCCTTGAGTTGATCGGATCGAATGGAAATCAGTCGATGTGGTCAAGAATCAAGGAAGTAAACGTGACCGAAGAAGGAGATATCGTTGTAGATGCCAAAGCGTTCACATCCATCGTCAGCAAGGCACAACAGGATATATCGGTCAGTACGAAAGGAATGTCAATTGTCATCACATCCGGAAAGGCCAGACAGAGACTGAATGGTTATTACACGGGTGAATATCCGGATATTGACTTTTCTTTACCGGAGATCAGGTTGGATATCGATATGGCTATCCTGGATGACGTCATCAACCGGATATCCTATGCGATCAGCACCAATCCAAATCAGAACAATAACAGGCCGGTGCTGAAAGGATTGAACCTGGACTGTAGCAAGACATACATGCAGGCCAATTCATCCGATTCGTACCGTATGGCCATGTATGTCATTGACGGCCATGCATCCAGTGAGATCAACATTACTGTGCCGTACAACGCTCTGAAAAATGTATTAAAGCTACGAGGTAAACAGATCGATATCTATGCCAACGATAACAAGATTCTTTTTGGATCGGAAAACGAGATCTTTCAGACAAGCCTGATCAGTGGCTACTATCCGGATGTAAAGCGGATCATACCAAAGGAATTTGTAGGAAAACTGGAAATCAACAAAAAGGAACTGATCGATGCCATTGAACGTACAGAATTCAATCTTCACGAGAATACGAACGTGATTTATCTGTGCATGGATAAAAGTAAAGTCATGATCAAAACGGATGAAACAGAACTTGGATCAACCGAAGAAGAACTGGAAAAATGCGAGTACGAAGGTGAATCGATGGAAATCAAACTGAATGGAAAATTTCTGAAAGAAGCATTGAATTCATGTCTGAGTGAAAAAGCCATTATGGAATTTGCCGGAAGTCAGAAAGCGCTGCGAATCAATTCCGGATTTGATGTTGAAGATAACTACACGGCCATCATGGTACCACTGAGGGAGGTAAAGCGATGAAAGTATTGAATCAAGTCATAAAGGAACGATATGCACTGTATAACGGAGACAGTGCTGAGGTCATGCAGGGACTTCCAAGCGATTCGATGGATTATTCGATTTTTTCACCTCCATTTGAAAGTCTGTACACCTATTCAGACAGTGACAGAGATCTAGGCAATTGCCGAAATGAGGAAGAATTCTATCAGCAGTTTGATTTTATCGCCAAGGAACTGTATCGAATCATAAAGCCGGGAAGGCTGATCAGTGTACACTGTATGGATCTTCCGGCATCTCTCAATAATGACGGATTCATCGGCTTGAAAGATTTTCCAGGCAAGCTGATCAAGGTCTTTGAAAAAGTAGGGTTTATCTATCACAGTCGAGTGACAATCTGGAAAGATCCTGTAGTCGCTATGCAACGTACAAAGGCATTAGGACTGTTGCATAAACAAATCAAAAAGGATAGCTCAATGTGCCGACAGGGGATTGCCGATTACATCATCACACTTCGAAAACCGGGAGAAAACAAAGAACGTATCAGTCATACGAATGAAACATTCCTGGTTGAAAAATGGCAACAGTATGCATCGCCGGTTTGGATGGACATCAATCAGTCGAACACCTTGAATCGTAAATCTGCCAGGGATGAACGGGATGAAAAGCATATCTGTCCGCTGCAGCTGGATGTGATTGAACGATGTATCGAATTATGGACAAACGAGGGCGATACAGTATTTACACCATTCCTTGGCATTGGAAGTGAAGCGTATCAGGCGCTAAAGATGAACCGGAATGCCGTGGGAATCGAACTGAAAGAAAGTTATTTTGAACAGGCCGTGAAGAACTGTGAGAATGCTTTAACATCACCGGTACAGTTGAGTTTATTTGATGTAGGTGAAGTCGAATGACATATGAAGAATTTCTAAGATCTAAGCAATTCCAACCGATCCATGCCGGATTTGAGCCGGATGAACTGAATCCAAATTTGTTTGACTACCAGGATGCCATTGTCCGGTGGGCCTTGCGAAAAGGAAGATGTGCACTATTTGAAGATACAGGAATGGGGAAGACGATCCAGCAACTTGCATGGGCTGATGCTGTATGTAAACACACGGATGGAAAAGTATTGATCCTGGCACCTCTGGCCGTTTCAAAGCAGACGGCAAAGGAGGCGGATAAGTTTGGCATTGCATGTCATTTGGTGGAATCCGAGGAAGATGTACAAAAGGGAATCAATATCACCAATTATGAAAAGATCCATAAATTCGATACAGGACAGTTTGACGGCATTGTGTTGGATGAAAGTTCGATTTTGAAATCGTATTCCGGTAAGACTACAAAAGACCTGCAGTACCGGTTCTCACGTACTCCAAACCGGTTATGTTGTACGGCAACACCAAGCCCGAATGATTTTACAGAAATTGGAACCACGGCGGAATTCTTGGGAATTATGCCCAGAACGGAGATGCTTTCCACTTTTTTCATCAATGACATGATGGGCAAGGAACGAATAGGATGGCGGTTGAAAAAGCATGCAGAAAAGGACTTCTTTCGATGGATGGCCACCTGGTCGATGATGATCGACAATCCGGACAACTTAGGATTTGACGGCTCTATGTTCAAATTACCGGAGCTCAATATTCAGACACACGTACTTCAAAGTGATCCGGATGAAGGGGTTCTCTTTCCGGATATCGCAGAAACTTTGACCGAAAGAAGACAGGCCAGAAAGAAGAGCGCAGAAAAGCGTATTGAACTTTCTAAGAAGATCGCACTGCAGGAAGAACAATGCCTGATCTGGTGCGATTACAACTACGAATCGGAGATGCTGCATAAAGCCATCCCCGAATCAGTGGAAGTAAAGGGATCAGACAAGCCGGATCATAAGGAAACGGCCATGATGGGATTTGCTAATGGCGATGTAAAGTATTTGGTTTCCAAGCCATCTATATGCGGATTCGGTATGAACTGGCAGAACTGTCATGCAATGGTATTCAGTGGCCTGTCAGACAGTTTCGAGCAATTTTATCAGGCGGTAAGACGATGTTGGCGATTCGGCCAAACGAAACAGGTCGACGTACATGTGATTCTTTCCGAGGCGGAAATGGCTGTGTTGGAAAACATCAGAAGAAAGCAGTCCGAGCATGATCGGATGAAAAAGGAAATGATTGAAATCATGAGTGATATTTCAAAAGCGGAATTGTACAACCTGGAAGCAAGACATACGGAGTATGTACCAAATAAAACAATGCAGCTTCCATCCTTTATGAGGTAGATCGATATGATCTATCTCATGCTGGACGAAAAGGATATCACTCATGTAGTCGGAGAAGTCAGTTCGGATCAGTTGATACAGGAACTACATTTTAAAAGCTATTCAACGTTGGATTCTTGGATCTCTCGAAATAACAAGTATAAAGGCTGTTGGCTGGTTGAAAAATATGATGAAGATCATAGAAAAAGAAAAAAAGAAAAAGTCGATAGCCAATTGATCTATGAAAAAAAAGGAAGAAAGTATTACATCAACACGAAATGCCGAATCTATGTGATCTACAAAAGTGGCCGTAAAAAGTATTTGTCGATCTTTCAGAAACCGGGTCATCCAAAAAGCAAGTATTACTGTAAGGTATCGGATCATGATGTGGATGTAGTCAGAACTTTGGCTTTAAGTTTTTTGGGAATGAAAAAAGAACAGTGTTGCATCCTGGAAGGAGAACTGGATCTGAAAAATATAAAGGTTATGTCAAAAAGTGAATGCAGTTCGAAAACAGGCAAGATGGCCAAAGCCAATAAGCCGGTAGGATTGTATGAAAATGGAAAGCTCAAACGAAAATATGAAAGCGCAAGAGAAGCCGGAAAAGATTTATTTTTGAGCTATCAGACAGTATCGGATTACTGCAATAAGAAGGTAAAGAAACCCATGATGGATTTGAGATGGGTATAGGAATTGAGGGAATACTATGTTAAAGAATCAAAAGGAAAGAGAAGATTACCTGGAAAATGATGAGAACTGGGAAACGGTGGAGGAGTTTTCCATGTTTCGATTCCAGCGACATAAAGATCAGCGGATACCCTTATGGCGATTACAGGTCTATATGCCGGAAAGAAAGGCTTCAAGCTTTGTGATTCGCAAAGAAGGCTGGTATCCATATATGTATGGTCATCAGTGGATACTGGTATCGGAAGATGGCTTTGATCGAAATATCACAAAAACGGAAGCAATCGCACTTATAAAAAATATATAAAAAGATCTTGCGCTCAGTAAGGACTGTCCTACGTTACAGTAAGCCTTCTTTATGTTTATTTGAAATGTTTTTGGATGTTCCTCCGTAGGATGGTCCTTTCTGGGCGCAAATCCGGAAAGGAAAAATATGGAGAAAAAATTAATAAAGCAAAAGCAAATACTGGAAGATATTGAAATGGCCGAAGATATCATGAGACTGGCAAATACAGTTTCATTTTATTCAAATCGTTTTAGCTTAATTGTAAAGAGCTGGCCACAGGATAAAATTTTATATTTTTCACAAAGTCTTATAAAAAGAGTGATAAAAAATACAATATCGGAACTATATGAAGAATTGAGAGAGTTGCAATAAAGGGGGTACAGGAATGAAACATACAAAGAGTGAAATATTAAACGCTTTACATGTAATAAAAGATACATGCTACGAAAAATATGAAGAAAGAGATGGTGTTGGTTCCTGTTATAATTGCCCGTTTTCGGATGTGGATGGTAATTGTGTTTTAGCGGAACAAATTCCTGTTTCATGGGATATTAATGACGATGAACCGTGGAGGGCTTTGGAATGATAACCAGAGAGAAATGTGAACAGGCATATATAGATTTAGAAATTTCTAGAGAAGTTTTAAAAAGAGCATTGGAAAGTAATTGTGAACTGATAAATCCTGCAAATATATTTGATAAAGCACTTGTAACTTTCGCTAGATTGATCCATGAACATTTCGACAATCCACCGCTCGTAATCGATGACCTTAAAATGGATCAGGAAGTTTATGACGAAAGCCTTGATGAAACTGTACTTGTTCTTGGAGTTGATAAACAAAAGAACTCAATTCTTTTATCAAGATTCGATAGAAAAAGCTATTTTGAATGCGAATTCGAAACAGATAGATATTACAGGAGGAAAAAACATGGATAATAAGAAATTTGAACAATTATGTAAAAATACTGTTTATGAATATGTTGCGGAGCATGTTCCTGAAGATGGAGAAATTTCGATTACACACGATGATATTTATGTAGTTTGGATGTGCAAAACTTTACAAAACAACAAGGCGCTGCTATCCACGACGTTACATGATGGAATGTATTACGAATGTACTTATAACGGTGATAAGAAAGAATTGTATTTCGATGCATATAAAAAATTAGAAAACAGGAAATTTGATGTGATTAATGGAGGATAAGAATGAGATACAGACATAAAGTGATGGGATGTATTGTAGAATACGTTAGCTGGGGTAGAAATATTAATGCAAAAAAAGTGTATTTCATGAAAGTTATTGGTCATCCTGATAAACCGGATAAAAAGTTTGATACCGTTATTCCGGCAATGTTTCCTGTTGGATCAACTGTTGTTATCCAGGAAGACGAATTTGAAAAAAACTATGAAAAGTTGAAGATATCTGAATACGGTCATGGAGATATTGTATTTGAAAAAAATGGTGATACGTATGCATATCAAAGAACTATAGTGCAAATTTGGAAAAATGAAGAAATAAGGATATATGAAATGGAAATCGTTAAATCAAAAAATGGCATCGAAGGAGAGATAAAGTTTTTTGATCCTGATGTTTTGGATAATACGGATTTTGATGGAATATATAATCAAATTAAGTTATGAAAATTGCAAAAAGTTTTTATGAAGAAAAATCGTCATAAATATGCATGAAATAAGGCTATAATGGAGATTTAATGAATCAATATAATATTAGGTTAAATTGAAAGTTATATAGGTGGATTTATGAAGAATGATTGGAGTTTGGCAATACTCATAGTTTTGGCTTTTTGGCTATTTGAAATCATAATTCTATGCACGATTGGAATAGAGAATAGATGTTGGGGGTAAATATGACAGGAATGGAATGGAACAAAGTTATTGAAATGAAAAAGATGCAGAATGTGTTGGATGAGGCAATCTTAAAAGAACATCAATGCGAATTTGACAAGAATAAATGCAAGCTGGCCTTATTTGACGAGCTTGGAGAAATGAATCATGAAAACAAAGGCTCATGGTGCTGGTGGAAATATACACAGAAACCGGTTGATCGTGAAAAGTTGTTGGAAGAATTAGTCGATGCATGGCATTTTGCGATGAGTTTGGATAATCACACAAGAAAAGGAATTGAAAGAGATTTTGACCCAGTCATGTATGAACATTTTGAACATTTGGCTTGTAATTCATTGGCTGATCTAATGGCCATGACCGTATATATGGATTTTGATTACGTGGAACTGATGCTTTTGATTACTGAAAAACTTGGATTTACGATTGATGATATTTATGAGTGTTATCAGAAAAAGAACAAAGTTAATTTTGAGAGGCTGAAGAATGGGTATTAGGTATGAAATTTATAATAGAAAACGTAAGTGGCTACGGGATAGATGTAAATGATTTTAAAAAATTAAAAGCAGACGGATTTCTGATTAATAAAGAGGGAAAGGACATAGAGAGGAGCTGGAGACCGGGAAGAAAATATTGTAGTTCGACTATAGAGATCACTGATACAAATCAAATTATAAGAATTATGGAAATAGTAGAGTGTTCGCTTTATTTTGAATATGATCAAAAAAGAAAGGATCAACCTAAAATATTGATTGTTGATGACTGGCTATGATGAATTACAGAAAAAAAAGACAGGATAAAATCGCAAGAGAGATTCAGAAAGAATATACAGCTTTATCCCAACTGCAGAAAGAAAGAGAACTTGGTACGTTGTGCGTAGAATACGACATTACGAAAGAAGATCTATTTAGAATAATCGAATCAAAAAGAATGGAGGGCATAGGAGATGAACAAAGAGAGAGTGAATCAGCTGATCAATGATTTAAAATCAGCTGATTACTGCTGTCATAGAATCATAGAACTGAATATGGAATTGGAGGTATTGAATCATAAGAAATTAGGCTTGAGCCATGAAAGTATAGAGCTTACAAAAGAACAGCAAAGATCTTCTAAGCCTATGCCTACTTTTCACGGAGGCTATACAAGTCCTGTCGCAAAACTTTATGATATCGAACAGAAAGAAAGCGAAATCCTTTACTATCGCAGAAGACTCAATGAGTGTAAACCCATTGAGCTTTTGTCTTTTCGAGACCAGAACATTCTTTTTGATCTTTACGTCTTTAAAATTCCGAGAAACATAGTCATAGAAAAGTATGGATATACTGTAAAAGGTTTGTATAAACACATCTACTCCGTCATGAGCAAAGTCCTATAAAAATGCGCATAAATATACGTACAAATATATTGACATACGTATAAAAGGGCGTATAATATAATTGAAAGGAGGCAGAAAGATGCCAATTACATTCAGAGAAATTGTAAAAATCCTGAAAAAAGATGGATGGTATCAAGTTGGACAGAGCGGATCACATGTTCAATTTAAACATCCATCAAAACCGGGAAGAGTTACAGTTCCTAAGCATGGCGGGCGAACGATTGCTCCAGGCACAGAAAAAAGCATATATGAGCAGGCCGGGCTAAATAAAAAATAGCCTGGCAGGCCATAGGCTTGGCATCTTATTTATAAAAACAAAGAAGAAAGAGAGGATGGGATGGACACAATGAAAGGATTGACTTACTTAGCAATTTTGGAACCATCGGGAGAAAAGTCTTATAGCTTGCGCTTTCCCGATATGCCGGGTTGTTACTCGGATGGTAAGGATCTAGAAGACGCTTTGAAAAACGCAAAAGATGCGTTGGAATTACATTATTATGGAATCGTCAAAGATGGCGAAGAAGTACCAGAATCAACAGGGACAGTATCACAGGAAGAGGCAGAGGGATGTCTGGTGTGTCCTGTGACAATCTATCCTGATGTTGTTATGGAAAAGTACAATAATAAAAAAATAAAAACAAATTGTACTTTGCCAGCTTGGCTAAAAGAGATCGCTGAGAATAATCATATTAATTATTCTCAGGTTTTAGAATCAGCAATCAAGCAAAAATTAGGGTTAAATCAATAAAAATCATCAAAAAAAGTAAAAGAGTACAGTTTTTGTACCAAATAAATGTGTTACTATGTAAACGCAATAAAAGCTCAAGAGGAAATCTTGGGCTTTTTTATGCATCATAGCGGATGGAAGTAGATCCCCTTTTTACTTAGCGATTCGTCTTACTGTTATTTTTGTCCATGCCATCCGCTATATTTGGTGATGTTATGAGATATGATACAAAGCGATGGAAAGAGAAAAGAAAGCATATATTAAAGCTTGATGGATATTTATGTCAGGTATCGAAATGGTATGGTGTACGCAAGGGTGCTACTATAGTCCATCATATATATCCTGCTGATGAGTATCCTGAGTATCAGTTCTGTGACTGGAATCTTATTAGTGTATCGGATGATGGACATAATAAGTTAGAGAACAGAACTACAGGAGAGTTGACTGAGCTAGGCAAGTCATTGCAGGCAAGGACTGTACCTGGAATAGATTGGAGAAAAAAGAAAAATGAATATGCTATTTGATTTGCTATCGAGTATCAAAGAACAATTGGAATCAATTGCATACATCAAGAGGGTAAGTCTTTTGTATGATGCAGGACTGATTGATAAAAAATATTTGATGGATAATCTTATGACAAAAAAAGAAATGGATTTGCTTGAATCTGTGCAAAAAGAAAGACTTGGAATCTAAATCCCCCCTGGTCGAAGAGGCTTGTATCAAATTTTGCCTACTGGGGGAGTGTAGCTTTTTCCAACTCTGAGCACATTTTGAAAAATCATTTGATTCGTGGAGGTGGTGGTATGAAATGACGAACAAAAAGAAGAATGACAAGCGATATCAGATTGTGAAGAAAACGAAAGAAAATATGCAGAATCTAGGCATTTATCGTAATGAGTTCGATGCCACCATCCGAAGATATGCCAATTTGCGACTGCAGTATGATGATGTGCAGAAATCTATCGATGCAAAACTTAAAAAGTCGGAAGATGTATCGGCCAATATGTACAAAGTTTTAGAAAATTATCAAAAGCAGCTGCTGGAAATGGAGAATACTTTAGGTTTGACTCCAAAAGGCTTGAAAGCACTGCAGTCCAAAAGTATGGAAAAGCCAAAAACATCAAGATTAGCTGAGGTGTTACGTGGTGGAATTTGATGGATTGTATGCGCAGGAGGTGGATCAATACTGCCAGGACTGTATTAGTGGAAGGATACCGGCTAACAAATACAGGATCAAGGCTATTGAAAGATTCTATCGGGATCTACAGGATGACCGGTATGACTGGAATGCTGCCGATGCCGATTTTGTCATTCGATTGATTGAAAAATGTATCTGTCATAAACAGGGAGAAAATCAACAGGGCATGCCGTTACGAGGCACGCCTTTTATTTTGATGCCATTTCATAAGTTCATCATCTATAACATCCTTGGATTTTTCAAAAAAGGAACGATGATTCGAAAGTATCATGAAGCCTTGATCTTCATCCCTCGAAAAAATGTCAAAACTACATTTGCCGGAGCTCTGTCCTGGGCGCTTGGCATTCTGATGCGTAAGAGTGGATCAAAAGTTTATGTTGTGGCTGCCGCCTTAAAGCAGACATTGGAAACGTTCGATTTTGTGAAATACAACATTCGCAATATGGGTGAGGATGATGAGAATGGAGGATTGTTTCATATCATTGATAACAACAACGAGCATTCTTTAAAAGCAGAATTCTCGGATGGGATGTTTGAATTGAATGCGTTGGCCGCCAATCCGGATGCGCAGGATTCATTCAACTGTAACATTGCGATTGCCGATGAGATCCATGCTTTCAAACAGCCGAAACAGTACAATCTTTTTAAAGAGGCGATGAAAGCTTATTCCAATAAATTGATGATTGGTATTTCTACGGCCGGTGATGATCCAAACAGCTTTTTAGCGCAACGTGTAAAGTATTGCAAACGTGTTCTTGATCAGGAAATCGAGGATGAACAGTATTTTGTTTTTATCTGTGAAGCGGATATGACAGAGAATGAAGATGGTGGTAAGTTCCTGGACTACATGAATCCGGACGTGCAGGCGATGGCCAATCCGGGAATCGGTGAATCCATCCGTCCGGAAGATCTAATGAACGATGCCGTACAGGCACAGAATGATCCACAGCAGAGAAAAGACTTTTTTGCCAAGTCGCTGAACGTCTTCACAAATCAGATCGATACGTACTTTGATATGAACATGGTGCAGGCATCGGACATCAAGTATAACTGGACGATTGAGCAGTTGGTCAAACTGCCGATCAAATGGTACGGCGGTGCGGACTTGTCAAAACTGCACGATTTGACCGGTGTATGTATCTATGGACGTTATAAAAACGTGGATATCTGTATCAGCCATGCATTTATTCCAATCACAACCGCTTATCAGAAAGCCGATGAAGATAACATCCCGGTATTCTGGTGGCAGGAAGAAGGATGGCTTACCACCTGTAATTCCAACGTTATCGAATATGAGGACGTTGTGAAGTGGTTTGTCAAAGTTAAAAAGATGGGCTTCAACATCCGATGGGTTGGCTATGACCGAAGATACAGCCGTGAATTTATCCTGAAAATGAAAAAGGCCGGCATCAAGATCAAAGACCAGAAACAGTTGTATGTGGAAAAAACAGAGGCATTTCGTGAAATCGAAAAGAAAATACGAATGCAGGAGTTTTATTACTGCCATAACAAAGCCTATGAATATTGCATCGGAAATGTAAAAGTGGCAGAGGATTCGGATGACTTTGTACGTTTCCAAAAAGTCATGCCAAATCAGCGAATCGATTTATTTGATTGCAGCGTGATCGCTTGTAAACAGCTCTTAGTAGCCAGTGAAAAATCACAGTCTGCATCACAGTGGCTAGATTAGGAGGGATTAAGTGTCAAAGAGAAAAAGAAAATCCTATCAAAGAAAAAATACACAGCCTAATCAGAAAAGAAGTTTAAGCAGTTTTGCACTGACACATTTAGATTGGGATTCATTGGCAGCCGAAGGATATATACCTTTGAGTCAGACTCCGGAAATCGTCAGTGCCGTCAACAAAATCGCATCTCTTGTTGGAACGATGACGATCCATTTGATGCAGAATACACCGAATGGAGATCAGAGGATTATGAATCCATTATCCAGACTGATCGATATCCATCCAAATCGATACGTGACAAGGAATACTTTTATCGCATCGATTGTTCGGACGCTGCTATTGGATGGTGATGGAAATGCCGTTATTTATCCTCGAACGCAACAGGGATATATTGAAGGATTGTATCTACTACCGCCTGGACAGGTCAGCTTTATTAAAGATAAGGACTTCGGATATTACATGAATTACATGGGTCATCAATACACCAATGAGGATCTATGTCACATCGTATTGAATCCTGATCCATATTACCCGTGGAAAGGAACAGGCTATCGGGCCTCCTTGCGAAAAGTGGCCGATACTTTAAACCAGGCGCAGACCACAAAACAGGGATTCATGGAATCCAAATGGAAACCATCAATTATCGTTAAAATAGATGGGATGATCGATGAGTTTTCTTCGCCGGAAGGAAGAGAAAAACTATTAGATAAATACATCACATCTTCCAAAGATGGAAAGCCTTGGTTAATTCCATCCGATGGATTTGATGTAATTACAGTAAAACCATTAAGCTTGACGGATCTTGCTATTAATGAATCTGTTGAACTCGACAAGAAGACGGTATCCTCGTTACTGGATATTCCGTCTTTTATTTTGGGAGTTGGAACGTTCAATAAAGACGAATGGAACAACTTCATCAACACACGGATAAGAGCCATCTGTACAGCTATACAGCAGGCTTTTACTAATACGTTGCTTATCAATCCGGATTGGTATTTCCGGTTTAACTATAGATCACTTTACGCCTATGACATACAGACTCTCTCCACTGTTGGATGTGATCTGTACACAAGAGGAATATTGACAGGTAATGAAGTGCGTGATTCCATCGGCTATTCACCAAAGGATGGCCTGGATGAATTAGTGATCCTGGAAAACTACATACCACAGGGAATGATAGGAGATCAGAAAAAATTATTACAGAACGGAGGTGGGAAAAATGGAACAGGAGAGGACGAATAAAAGGATCGTTCGAAGTATTCATTCTGATTTTAAGACACGGGATTCGGATGACGGCAAGAAACACATTGAAGGATATTTTGCCGTTTTTAACTCGGACTATGAATTATGGCCGGGTGCTACGGAAAGTGTGGATTCCCATGCCTTTGACAACACGTTGAGCAGAGATATTCGAGCTTTGCAGGACCATGACACTCGTTTAGTCATTGGCCGAAACAAAGCGCATACTCTGACTTTAAAAGTGGATGAAAGAGGTCTTTGGGGTGATGTCATTATTAACGAAGATGACCAGGATGCACTGAATCTGTATGCACGTGTCACTCGTGGCGATGTGGATCAATGTTCTTTTGGATTTGAGATCAACAAAGAGGAATTTGAAGAACGTGCGGATGGAACGGTACACTGGACGATCAAGGATGTAAATCTATTTGAAGTATCGGTTGTTACTTTTCCTGCTTACGAATCCACATCCGTTTCCGCTCGAAAAAACGATTTGAGCGAAATCAAAAAGAGAAGTGTGGATGTTTTTAAACGAAATTTGATGACGAAATTAAAAGGAGGACAAAAATGAGTTTAAAAGTATTGATGATGCGTAAGAAGCTGACAGAAAAGAAGAATGCGTTAGAAACTTTACGCAGCAAGGATGCCGATTTTGAAAAACGCGAAAAGGAACTGGAATCGGCTGTGGAAGAGTTGAATGAAGAATCGACAGAAGAAGAAAAAACAGCCGTTCAGGAAGAGGTCGATAAATTTGATAAGGAAAAAGAAGATCATGAACAATCGAAACAGGATCTAGAATCAGAGATCAAGGATATCGAAAAGGAAATTGAAGATGCTGAAAAAAATCAGCCAAAACCAAATCCAGAACCAACACCAGAAGGTACAGAAAGAAGTCATGGAGGAATCGAAAATATGAATGTAAGAACGAAGATGTTTGGAACTGTACAGGAAAGAAGTATCCTTTTCCAAAGAGAGGATGTTAAGAAATTTATTACGAATGTGCGTACAGCAATGAAAGAAAAGCGTGCAATCAACAACGTTGGATTAACTGTACCAGACGTATTGTTGCCAATGATTCGCCAGGTTGTCGAAGAAAATTCAAAACTTTATAAGCACGTATTGGTACGTCCATTAAAAGGGAAAGCTCGTCAGAATATCATGGGCGATATGCCGGAAGGTATCTGGACTGAAATGGTAGGTGCATTAAATGAATTGGATCTACAGTTCTACGATACAGAATTCGATGGATATAAAGTAGGTGGATTTGTAGCTATTCCAAACTCTTATTTGGAGGATTCTGATGAAGATTTGGCCGCTATTATCGTTGAGGCATTAGGAAAGGCCATCGGTACGGCATTGGATAAAGCTATTGTATTTGGTACAGGCATCAAGATGCCATTAGGTATTGTTACTCGCTTGGCTCAAACTGCACAGCCGGATGACTATTCTGCTACGGCTCGCCATTGGAAAGATCTGCATACATCCAATATCGTAACCGGTACTGGCGCTACAGGATTGAATTTGTTTAAAGAAATCATTACGAATAAATCGGTAACATTCAACAAATATTCCAAAGGCAGTGTAGTTTGGCTGATGAATGAGATCACACACAATAAATTGATTGCCGAATCCATCGGAGCCAATATGAACGCAGCAATCGTGGCCGGCATGCAGAATACGATGCCAGTTGTTGGCGGAACGATCGAAGAGTTGGATTTCATTCCAGACAACGTGATCGTATTTGGTCATATGGATTGTTATACGTTGGTAGAACGTGCCGGATCTAAATTGGATAGTTCTGAACATGCACGTTTCATCGAAGAGCAGACTGTATTCAAAGGATCTGCCCGTTATGATGGAAAACCAGTTATTGACGAAGCCTTTGGTGTAATGTCTATCGATACCAACGCACCTGTAACATCTTCTACGTTTATCGGTGATAAAGCCAATGATGCTACATTGCAGGATTTGACAGTGGCTGGAACACAGATCACTGGATTCGATCCAGATAAGTATGTATATGAATACACTGCCGCAGCTGGAAAAGCAAAGGTTGATGCAGTAGCTACACAGGATAGCGCAAAAGTAACGATGAAATTCGATAACAAGAAGATCAATAACGGAGCAGACATTACGATTGCCGCCGATAAAGTCCTGGAAGTTAAGGTCAACAAGGGCATGTCTGAAATGACCTACAAAGTCACTTTTAAAGTTAGTGGATAAGAGGTGATTTGATGCCTCAAATGGATAATATGGCCAAACTGACCATATTAAAAAACAACCTGCAAATGCTGAACAATACCAATGATGAATACCTCGACTCGCTTTTAGAACAGGCAGAATCTCTCATGAAAAGGGAAGGGATACAGAACGATGAAACAATGGACTATCATATGGCCCAAATCGATTACGCTGCTTTTCTTTTTCGAAAGAGAGCCAATCTGGAAGCGCCATTCCCGGATCATTTGCGTTGGGAGCTGAATAATTTGTTATTCAGTCAGAAGGCAAGATGACATTTGATGATGGTATCGTAGCAATTTATGAGCGTATCAATACAGCCGGCAAGGGTGAAATGCCTAAGCCGGCTTTACGCTTAAAGAGCCGTCATTATTTTGCGTATGAAACGCTAGGGTATGGAAGGTATTATCAGGCAAAAAAGATCGATGATGAATTGGAGAATGTCATCGACATCGAAAGAGATCGAATGATATCGAACAAGGATATAGTGATTACCGAAGATGACGGCATCCAGTATCAAATATCTATGGTCCAGCATCCAGTTGATGAAGATGGTTTGCATTTTACAAGGATCACACTGTCACATTTAAATGAAAAGTTTGAACTTGAAACTTAAAAGATTCAGTGATGCTTTGAACGGTATCGATTTTGACGAAATCTATCATTATGATGCCGGAACAAGCAACAGTAAAAGATATATTGTATGGACCGAAGAAGGAGAAGGCACATCCGAATACTCCAATAACCGCCATGCCAATCAGGTCATTCAGGGTTCCGTGGATCTTTATACCACGGAAGAATTTGATGTACTGGTTGATGCGATTCAGGATGCTATGGATGCGGATTATATTGCCTTTACATTATTGGCCGTACAGTTCGAAACGGAAACCGGATTCATTCATTACACATGGAAATGGGAAGTGTCCTGATGGCCAAGATCGAATTGGGAAATGATTTTGATGCGTATCTAAAAAAGCTGGAATCTCTGGAAAAAGGAGATACTGTTAGCATTATGAAGATGTCTTTGTACGATGGTACCGGTGTAGTAGCGGATGCCATCGTCAATGAGATTCAATCTTTTCCCGGTGGAGATAATGCAACAAAAGGACCGACGGACCAGGATAAAGCGGATCTTTTAAAGGGGTTTGGTATTGCCCCGATGGAACTCAAAAACGATGATGTATCCGTTAAGATAGGATTTGCAGGATATGGTCACAAGACCAGGAAGTATAAAAACGGAGTGCCGATTCCAATGATAGCAAGAGCCATCATTGCCGGCACTTCTTTTCGTTCGAAAAATGATTTTGTTGGCAAAGCCGTGCGTAAAACAAAAAATCAATGCATAAAGAAAATGGACGAAACGTTAAATAAAGAACTAGAAAGGAAATTGAAATAATGGCAAAAAAGGGATTAAGTCGCTTATTCATGGCCGAATACAGTTATGATGAAGGTACAAAAAAAGTAACCTATAAAAGCGGCTGTGAAAACGAAAGAATGGCTTCTTATTCAACCGAGATCAGTTCCAGTGAAGCATCCAATTTGTATTTGAACAATCAAATTGCGGAGACGGAAGGCGGTAAATTTCAGTCGGGAACATTCACTTTGGAAACCGGTGATCTAAGTCCGGAAACATCCATCATGATTTGCGGATTGAAAAAGAAAAGTGTAACGATTGACGGTGTAGACGATCCTGTTGAAGAAGTCATTTATGATGACGATATGAAACCTACCGATCTGGGAATCGGTACAATCGAGTTGCATCAGAAGAATGGTGTAGAGTTCTATCGTGCTATCGTATTACCGAAAGTTTTCTTCAATGTGCCATCGGATTCAGCTACAACAAAAGGCGAATCTGTTGAGTGGCAAACGCAGGAAACAAGCGGAACGATTCAAAGATCGGATGAACTGACCGAAGAAAACAAACACCCTTGGAAGCGTTATGCTGATTGCGCGACAGAGGAAATCGCCGTAGCATATATCAAACATCTGTTGAACATTACGGATGAGGATCAGTAATAATGCTCGCAAAACTTAGCTATATAGACATCGGAGATAAAAAGTATCCGATGTCTTTTTCTTTATCGAGCGCCAAACGGATGGGAGGACTCAGTGAACTATCCAAGGGATTCGATAAAGACAATGTGGATTTGGTTCAGGCTGCATCAATGTTATCCGATATTCTACACGTCATGATCTGTACAGGATGCACCTATTGCAATGCGATGCATCTTCCTCCTTATGATCGAGCACCTATTGATCGAAACGGAAGATTCATTCCCATCAAAAAAGAGGAAATGGAAGTATTGATTCCTCTGGAAGCAGAAACCATGAAAGTGATCGTTAGAAAGATCCAGGAATGTGTATCCAACGGGAAGAAAAGAGAACTGCAGGCAGTTCCATCTAAAAAAGTAAAAAAAAAGAAACCAAATCGTTAAGGGGTGATCCAGAAACATATCTTGTTTCGAGAGCCTTATCGATTGGTATTCCACCCGAATTGATTACCAGTATGCCAAGAGGAGAGCTGGAGGATCTAGTGGATGCCAATCTGATCTTGAATGGATACTGTGATGAATCCATTGTAAATGACTATATCGATGTAGATCTAGAGTAGGAGGTGACTGCATGGCTGGGTATGATATTGGGCCTAGAATATCCATCAAGGGTGAATCGGAATTTAATGATTCCATCAAAAAGATCAATCAAAATTTAAAACTGTATGGTTCGGAAATTGAAGCAGTTACCGAGAAATATAAAGGTCAAGAAAACTCACAAGAGGCCCTGATCCAAAAGAATACGCTTTTGTCACAGAAGATCGATGAGCAGAAAAATAAGCAGAAGTTGTTGGCCGATCAGATTCAAAAACAATCCAAATATTTACAGGAACAGGCACAGGAAATTGAAAGACTGACTCAGGAATACGGTGAAAATTCAACGGAAGTTCAGAGGGCACAAAAACAGTATGCCAATACCGAAAGTACGATCACTAATCTTCAGGTTGCTTACAATAAGTGCCAAACATCAATTAACAAAGCAACCAATGAATTCGAGGATAATCAAAGAGCACTGGATGAAATTGAATCCGGTGCCAGAGATGCTGTGACTGGAATCAAACAGGTGGATACGGCGATGGACCAGGCCAGCAGTTCGGCTGATGAGTTAAATACGAATTTTAAAAATGCATTCAGCGCCGAGGCCATCGGTGACTTTGCGCAGAATGTAGTGAGTTCGATGCAGTCCGTTGTTGAAGAATCTAAAGAGTATATGAAAATCATGGCATCTTTGGAAACGTCATCGGCACAGTTAAATTATACAACCGAAGAAACGCAACAGACGTATTCGATGCTGATTGGTGTGCTGGGAGATACACAGACTGCAGCAACGGCAACAGCGAACTTGCAGGCGCTTGGCTTGTCTCAACAAGATCTAACAATGATGACCAAAGGCGCTATTGGTGCTTGGGCGCAATATGGCGATTCCATTCCTATTGATGGATTGGCCGAAGCCATCAATGAAACAGTGAAAGTCGGCCAGGTAACAGGTACTTTTGCCGATATGTTGAACTGGGCCGGAACATCGGAAGATGATTTTAATGCCAAATTGGCCGCCTGTTCCGACGAATCAGAACGTGCCAAACTTGTATTGCAGGAAATGGCCGATCAAGGTTTGATGTATTCAGCCGATGCCTGGGAAGAAAACAATAAGGCTTTAGTCGATTCCAACAAGGCACAAGATGAATACAATGCTGCAATGGCCGATATGGCCGAGACGATAATGCCGATCTTTACCACAGTTGCCGAGGTTGTTACAGAAATTATCAATATTTTCAACAGCCTTCCAGAGCCAGTACAGATTGCCATCGGGGTCATCGTTGGTATTACTGCCGTATTGGCTGCACTAGCACCTGTAATCTTATCGGTTACGATGGCCGTGACATCATTGGATATTGCACTAGGGCCAATCATTTTAATTGTATTGGCAGTTGTAGCAGCAATTACGGCTTTGATTCTGATCATCACAAATTGGGGGTCGATCTGTGACTGGTTCTCTGAAAAATGGAATCAGTTTACAACTTGGATCAGTGATTTATGGACGAATTTTACTACCTGGTTTAAACAAAAAGCGAATGAATTTGTAACGTTCTGGAAAGAATTGCCGGGCAATTTATGGAGCTGGATTTCCAGCATTCCAGGAAAAGTAAAAGAATGGGGTACGAATATTGTGAACAACATCAAAACCTCATTTCAAAATGGGATTCAGGGAATTAAAAATAAAGTGAATGAAATTGTTGATACAATCACCAATACCATTTCAAGTCTGCCGGGGAAAGCTTTGAAATGGGGACGAGATATGCTGGATAATTTTATTCAAGGTATCAAAGATAAATGGAATGACTTTACCGGTTGGATCGGCGATATTGCCGGTACGATTTCTGATTTTCTTCATTTTTCCGTTCCGGATAAAGGTCCACTGTCAAAAGCTGATACATGGATGCCGGACTTTATGGATTTGATGGCATATGGAATCCATGAGAACAAATATAAAGTTTTGGATGAAGTATCTGCCTTGGCCAATGATATGACAGTAAATCCAAGCTATTCGAATTCAAGTCGGATGGTTACAGAATCAAATATTACCGTGATCACAGAAACTAACCTGGATGGCCGCGTGATAGCTAGATCCGTAGAAAATCATACAGGAGCCAGACAGACTGCTATTTCGTACATGAAAGGATGATTCTATGTTACAAAAAATACACATTGAAGATATTTTTTTAGATCATAGATCTTGCATCGATATCGGTCTGTATCCTGTGAAACCACCCACGATTGTATCTCCTGCCAGGCAGTATAACGAGCAGGAGATCCCCGGAAGGGATGGCAAATTCTATGAAGATTTGGGAACGTATGAGGATATCACTTTAACGGTAGAATTTAATTTTCGAGCAAGAAATAAAAAGACGGTTGATCAATTTTTTAGAGAATATAAGCGGATGATCCGCAAAGCAAAGGTATTCTCCAAGCAGAGTGATCCTGCTGTATTTTATAAGATCAAGAAAGCGGAAATCGGAGAACTTGATCGCGGTACATCAAACTCGATCGGTACGTTTTCCGTGGATTTTACGTTTGATCCATACGCCTATCTATTGGATGGTGTAGTACCTTTGGATTACAAAAGAGTGACATGGAATGAATATGATGAATCCAAGCCAATCTATATACTATCTGGAGAAGGTATGTGTACTTTGACAGTGAACGGAAAAAGCATGGAATGTGACTGTACAGATACAGTCTATATTGATACAGATCTCGAGCTAGCGTACCGAGAAGATAAGTCATGGGTCAATCAAATGGTAAAAGGATACTACGATGAACTGTATCTCATTCCCGGTAGAAATACGATCAGTATTACACAGGGATTCGATCTTAAAGTGATACCAAATTGGAGGTATGAGCCATGATACAGATTTACAGTCCGGAAAATGAAAATTATGAAAACAATGGTGATGCGGTACTGCATCCGTCATCTTGTAAATGTCATTTTGAAGTAAATTCCGAATGGAATTTAGAGATGGTGCATCCACTGGATGATCGAGCAGATTTGATTGTAGAAAATGCAGTATTGAAAGTGCCATCTCCTTACGGAGAATTGCTGTATGAGATTAAAAAACTGGATAAGTCGGAATATGATATACAGATCACGGCCTATCCTTTTTTTATGAAGGCAAAGAAGATCTTTATTTTTGACAAACGTGCCGTGGATGCAGATTGCTTAACGGCATTGAACGTAGTCCTCGATGGCTCGGAATTTACCTGTGAGTCGAATATAAAGAATAAAAACACCTGTTATTTTGAAAATATGAATGCGGTAGAGGCTATCAACGGCGATGTCGATAACTCTATCATCAAACGATGGGGTGGAGAAATAGCCTGGATCAATAACAAAGTCATTATTGATAACCGCTTGGGAGCCGACAATGGAGCCAGGGCCGAATTTGGATACAATCTGAACAGCGTGCAGGAAAGCATCGATTTATCGGATCTTTGCACAAGGATTTACCCCAAGGCATATAACGGATATATGCTTCCGGATCAGGAGTCTGTGGACAGTCCTTTGATCGATAATTATCCGGATCCATATCCGAAAGTATATGAGTATCAAAATATCAAGCTTGCCGCCGATGCCAGTAACAGTACATCGGAAGATGATATTTTGTGCGGTACCTTGGATGATTTGTATGCTGCATTAAGAGAAGCTGCCGTCAATGAATTTGCCAACGGTGTGGATAAGCCATCAATACAGTACACAGTCGATATGGTTGATCTATCAAGATTGGACAATTATAAAGATTTTAAAGATCTGCTTGTAGTGCAGTTGGGCGATACGGTACATGTAAAGCATCGTAGATTGGGCATCGAAACCAGTCAGCGCGTCTTATCAATCGATTACGATTGTATTTTGCAAAAGATTGACAGTATGAGTCTTGGTACGGACGTAACAGGATACTTTGATCAAGTGGGGGCCATTACTAGTACTTTCAATAAGGTAGTGGATACATCTACTAATACGCTTCTTGCAGACAAGGTAAAAGGTATCATCGATGCATCCAATGCGTATTTCAAAGCACAGAAAAACGTAGCGCATAAGCAGGACATCCGAGCCATGCTTTTTGAAGATCTTGATCCATCCAGTGAAACGTTCGGCGCTATGTGCTTGGGTACTCAGGGAATCCAGATTTCAAAAAAGCGAAATGAAGAAAATACGGACTGGGTATGGGGTACAGCTATCAACTTTGAATCCATCATAGCCGACTACATCATCACTGGCATTCTTTCAGATAAATCCGGAAATTTTTATTTGAATATGGATACAGGTGAATTGGTAATGAATGATGGAACATTCAAGGGAGATTTAGATACCAAAAATTCTATTAAGATTGGAGATAAGCTGATCTTGGCCAATGCACTGAATAACTTTCAGGGAGGATTTGAAGGTCATATCTATGTCGGAGATGATGACTCAGAAACCAATATTCTCATGAGAGATGCTGATGATTATCCAATGGCCGGGAATAATTACAGAGGTATGTTTTTGAACGCCGGAGATGTTTCAATTAGTCTGACGAGTGAAAACAGCAATAAAAAAGTCTTTATTGATGCGCCAAACGGAATCAGTATCAACGGTAATAACGGACTGACAGGTACATATACCGTAAGTGAGAGTTTGACTGTAAATTCCGGATTGGTAACAGGAGTCAAATAATGGCTGGATCATTTCAGGAGTTTTATGACAGTCATATTGGTAAAGCCTATGACAAAGATGGAGTATATGGCGCACAATGCGTTGATGGCTTGATCGAATATCTCCAGTGGCTTGGTTATGGATGGGTATCCGGAAATGCATATGACATTTATGTAAACCGAAACAGTAATGGATTGATGAATTACTGCGATGAAGTGTCAGGGGCTTTACAGAATGGAGATATATTGTTTTATGGGCCTTCCTCCGGGAATCCATACGGCCATGTTGGAATGTATTACAACGGTGGAGTTATGGGGCAAAACCAAAATACGGATGGTTCAGGAGGGCCATTCAATGTGATATATCCATATAATGGTGTATCCAATCCGTATGTTGGTGCAGTACGTCCGAAATGCTATTCACAAAGTAATAAAAAACTGCAAATAACTTGCGTTTGCGGATTTATCGTATCCGCAAAATTTGTATAAAGGAGTGATCCTATGGATAAATTAAACATTGAAAGAAGGAGTGTCACGCCAATCGTAGATGCCATGCAATATGATGCAGGAAGACAGGCAGAGTTTACGTTGACGGAGGACATGACGAATAAATACGCTGAGTATAGTTTTAAGATCGGCGAAAATAGAACTGTAAAAGGACACTGCGACATATCGGAAGATAATGTTGCTTTTTTTGTAATACCACAAAATGTAACTTGTAAAATTGGGGATTATCCTGGATCAATCACTTTTTACGATTCGTCCGAACTGGATAATGCCATCAGCAGTTTTCCGTTTATTGTTTCAGTGACAAAAAACCCAAAACAGGATGGGGATGTGTATGAAACTGCGCTGACCGATATGATCAATGCTACGAACGCAGCGGTATCGGCCGCAGAAAGTGCAAACACGGCAGCATCAAATGCTGATAGCAAAGCTAGTGCAGCGGAACAAGCTGCAAAAAATGCTAATAGTAAAGCGAGTGCTGCCAACAACGCTGCACAGTCCGCCAATTCTGCAGCGTCTTCTGCACAAAATTTGATTGATCAAATGAATAATATTCTTGATAAATGGGGAGATGCAGATTTCTCAGCTGTTTTGAATACAATATCCGATTTACAAGATAAAACATCAACATTAGAAGATAAAACTACCACTTTAGAAAATTGGAAGAATAGTGTTGACGGTGGAAATGATGATGTCATGATCGAGGTGTAATCATGAGAGTACTTAAATTTAATGTAAATGGACAGATTTTAGAGAAATCAAAAGATTGTGATTTTGATCATATCGTGGCCGGCTCTAAAAACTATCTAAAAATGCATTTTTCTTTTTCAGATGAATTAAAAGGCTTTCGAAAAATTGCGAGATTCAGTGATGATGAAAAAGAAGATTATATGCCAATCATTGAAGGGTTCTGTAATGTTCCTGAAGAAATGCTTAAAAAGAAGTATTTCAGAGTTGGAGTCATTTTGATGAATGATGACAAATATATACCTACTACACAGCAATGCATTGTGCAGGAGGTGATCTCATGAATCTGGAAGAAGCTATTAAAGCTACAGAGCTATCAGAAGAAACAGTTTATTGCGAGATTGATCCTGAAACTCGTGAGATAAGCGTACCGGAAACGTATCGAATTATCGGTGTTGAATCAGATGAAGACGTAGAGAGAGTGTGGTTTAAATGTCCTAAGATAGTTGGTGACAACATTGATCTATCCACGCTTTTTATTTATGTCAATTTTGAAAATGCTTCCGGTGAAAAGGACAGGTACTACTGTGATGATATGTCTGTGGATGGTGATTTTATCACCTTTAGTTGGTTGATCAGTAGAAAATGTGCAAAATCTAAAGGAACAGTGCGATTTATTGTCTGTGCAAAAAAATCACAGGAGGATGATGTTACCAACGAATGGAATACTACAGTAGCAGAAGCAGAAGTGTTGGAAGGTCTTGAACCGGACGAATCATTCGAGGAAACTCAACCCGATATAATCAATCAAATTTTGGAAGAAATAGATAAAATCAAAGATATGGGCGGTGTTTCAGGAACATCGTCTTTTTATATAAACGAATACGGCCATTTAATACAGGTCATCGATGACTAAGGAGGTAAACATGGCAAGAGAAGTTGATTTAGGAGTTGTTGTACCGAGCATCGGAGCTAATGGTAACTGGTACATGGGAGATGTCGATTTGGGTAAACCTAGTCAAGGTGTACAAGGCCCTGCCGGTGCCAAAGGTGATACCGGAGAACAAGGACCACAAGGACCTAAAGGCGATGACGGTACAGGAGTAAATATCAAAGGGTCTGTCACATCAGAAACTGAATTACCAGGTTCAGGAGTTGCCGGAGATGCCTATTTGGATGGCAACGGTAACTTATGGGTTTATGTCGGCTCCGGTGGAGACAGTACAAATGGACTGTTCAAAAATGCCGGAAATATTAAAGGTCCGAAAGGAGATCAAGGACCAAAAGGAGATACCGGTGAAACAGGTCCACAAGGCCAAAAAGGCGATCAAGGAGAAAAAGGAGAAACCGGAGCGCAAGGAGCTAGAGGTCCGCAGGGTATTCAAGGTCCACAGGGAGAAACAGGCCCACAAGGCCCACAAGGTCCTGCCGGAAAAGATGGTGTTACCCCTGAATTAACTTTAGAGGATGGACACCTGATTGCCACATACGCAGAAACAGATGAAAACGCATTAACAGAGTAGGAGGTGTTTGCATGGCCGATAGACGTGTAGACCTCGGAAGTGTAATTGGTCCACAGGGGCCAAAGGGTGACAAAGGTGAAAAAGGCGATACCGGAGCTAATGGAATCACTCCAACCATCGGAACTAATGGGAATTGGTATCTAGGATCTAGCGATACAGGTAAGCCAAGTAGAGGCGCTACCGGTGCACAAGGTCCGAAGGGTGATACAGGGGCAACCGGTCCACAGGGAGAAAAAGGATCAACAGGAGCACAAGGCCCGCAAGGGGAAAAAGGCGCAACAGGTGCTAAAGGTGCCGATGGTGTATCGGTTACATCTGTCAAACAAACTACAACATCTTCTGCTGATGGTGGATCTAATGTGGTTACAGTCACTTTGTCAAATGGTGAAAGTTCAACTTTTACAGTTAAAAACGGAAATAAAGGATCTCAAGGGGAAAAAGGAACAACAGGCGCTCAAGGACCACAGGGAGAAAAGGGAGCAACTGGATCTCAAGGGCCTAAAGGAGATACAGGCGCTCAAGGGCCTGCCGGAACTACACCAACGATTGGAAGTAATGGAAATTGGTATTTGGGAAGTGTAGATACCGGAAAGCCTAGTCGTGGAGCTACCGGAGCACAAGGAGCTAGAGGTCCGCAGGGTATTCAAGGTCCACAGGGGCCACAAGGAGAAAGAGGGCCTACTGGACCGCAGCCATCGTTATCCAACAGTCTTACATCCACGAGTACGACTGTGGCTTTAACTGCTGCACAAGGGAAAGTTCTCAATGACAAGATTGAAGATATATTGAGTGGTTCTGAAGGGCCCATGATTCAACAATAGGAGGTTATATGGCTTTATTTCAATTTAAATCAAAAGGAGTTACAAGAAAGTTAGTCGACTTGGTATATCCAGTCGGCTCTCTTTATATGAGCACAAATAGTACAAATCCAAGTACTTTATTTGGGGGCACATGGGAACCGTACGCTCAGGGTAGAACAATCATTGGAGCTGGTACTGGAAATGACGGTAGTACAAGTATGTCTTTTACG